AGGTCACGAACGAAAAACTTTTGGTTGGTCTGTGAATTATCAAGACCGCCTTTTTCCTCAATAAATTCACCTGTTTTTAACCAAGTTAAATTTATATTTTTTCGTAACTCTTTATTGATTGTCGAATTATAAGAGGCACCGCTGTAAAGCCCTACCGGGAGAATTTCAGACAGTCTTTTAATAGCTTCCTGAAGGATAGGTAACGGGATACCGTTCGTTGTACCACCCATTAGAAGAATAGCGTTCGCACCTAAGTTTTTCTGTTCCTGTGCTCTTTTTTGGATAATATCAAAGTCTACCCAACTGTTTTTAGGTAACGGGATACTGAGATATTCAGAATGACACCCGGGGCATTTTCCATGACAGTTACCAATAAGAAACACTACGGTTACTTTATCGGGTATTTCTGTTAAAGAAATAGTCGTATCAACAACGGGTAATTTCACGATCTCGTACCTCCATAAGTCTATTAAAGATAAACCAAAAGTTATTTTGGCTTTCCAGTCTTGGCTTCGGTTCAATGAAGTCCAACATTGAGCAAAGTTCAGCAAATTTGAAGGTACTTTTACGTACTCTATTTTTCTTACGTTGCTTATCTTTCTTATTAAAAATCACTTTCTGTATCCTCCTTAAAGTAGTCTGCTTTAGACTCACGTTTTTTAGTAGTTGCTTCCAAGCGGTCTGTCTCTTTGTCATATTTCAAATACCCTGCCAGCCCTGTTTCCCCAGAGTGTCGGTTCTTAAGGACTCTTATTTTTACAAGGTTCTTTTCCTCTAAGTCCTCCGCTTGTTGGTTTCTTTCAAGTGCCCAAACACCGTCAGATAGTTGTGCCAAAGCATGAGATCCACGCAGGTGACTGAGACTGATTGCTCCACCTTCTTCGGCAGGTTGACCATCTACACGTTTCAGATGCGAGATAATCAAAAGACCAACCCCGGTTTCTTCTACAAGAGACCTAAGGTTGGTCATAAGTACATCTGTGGCTTTTCTTTCATTTTCAATATCAAGACCACTAATTGCGATCGTGATATGGTCAAGAATAATAAAGTCACATTTTTCGGCAACAGCAAGATACCGTATCTTCGACATTAAGTTATCACTTTCAAGTGAACCAAAATGCTGATAAAAAACAAAATTGCCGTTACCAAGTGTTTCATTATAGATTTTTTGGTATTCTTCGTCAGAAACAAGATGCCTATTCAGGGCAAGCCGTTTCCCACTTTGGACTGCCATAAGTCCCTTAGCGGTTCTTTTGATGTTTTCTTCGAGCATCATCATACCAACTTTGAGTTTCAAACCTACACCAAAATGGTGAGCTATTTGTCTCACAAATGTTGTTTTGCCTGTACCCGAACCAGCCGTAATTACGATTAGTTCACCTTTACGGATACCAAGTGTCATTTCCTGAAGGGGTATATTCCACGGAAAAGGGTAACCTTGGTCTTCGTCAGGTTCATCCTTTAAGATTTCCCATAGTTCAGTACCATTAATAATACCGTCAGGCTTGTATGTTTTAGCTTGAAAAATTGCATCTAAGATTGCGTCAGGTCGCCCAGCAATCAAACATTCGTTAGGGTCTTTCAGTGGTAGATACGCAAGTTTGAGTTTTCCCGGGGGTAAAATACGACAAACATCGTCTGTCGCTTTGCGCCCCGGTTCGTCCATATCAAACATTACTATGATTTCTTCAAAGTTATTCAACCATTCAAGTTGTTCTTTAAAGACTCTTTTTGCTGACTGACAGCCGTTTGGTATAGATACTACTGGATATTTATTACCACCTACTTGACTGACTGTAAGACAATCTATTTCACCTTCCGTGATTACAAGGCGTTTCCCTTGTGCCCATAAGTGTTGCCCAAAGAAACGGTGAGATAGGTTCCCAAGGACGCTAAAGTGTTTATCAGCGAACCGTAATTTTTGCCCGATAATGTTACCACTGTCATCACAATAGCAGGCAACTTGACAAGGGTCACCGTTGTAGGTAGTTACATAATAACCATACTTACGACAGGTCGTCTGTGTTATCCCCCGTTTACTTAATGCTTCAAAAGTCATATCCTGTGGATGTATGGTGCCTTTTAAAGCCTTTGGATGTTCCTTTGGTGTGTCTCCTGTTCCATTATGGTGAGTTTCACAGGAAAAACAGAAGGTGTGGTCTGTATAGACTGTGAGAGCGTCACTACTTCCACAGTCCGGGCAAGGTTGATGTGTGAGGACGACCTCACTTTCCATTCTATTCAGTCCTTTCGATTGTTTTTAAATCTTTATATTTTTTCTGCAAGTCTGCAATAAGTCTAGTAAGCACATAGCTTTGACTGTCACTAGGCTTTCCAGTGCTTGTTTGAACGAGGATATAGATTGATACCTCATTATCAGGTAAGTTCCACCCAGCTATGGTTTCTATAGATCTGTCCGTCTCTATGGCACCTTCAGGTGTCACAAAAAAGTGCACGCCTGTATCAAGGGCACCAGTTTGTCGGCATTGTCTGTAGTAATCTTTTAGGTTATTAGTGTTGGTATCCTTAAAAAACAAAACGACACCTAAAGTTTCAGCACGTTCTCGAAGTTTAATCATTTCAATAAAACTCCTTCTAAGCTGTACTTATTGGTGTCTCTAAGCCATTCTTCAGGAATATAACCTTTAGCAAACTTGTAGCCGTATTTCAGGCACCAGTCTGCATAGCTGGTTTTACTGCCTTTATAAAGTTTTGTGGTCGGATTACTGAAGACAAAACGGATTTCTAAATGCGGCATCTGTTCTTTTACAAGCAGGTGCTTCTTTCTGTCCTCTGCTTCAAAAAGCCCTTTACCTTCTATGATGATACCATTCGGTAACACAAAGTCAGGTGTATAGGTGTGATTAGTTGCAGGGATAACATATTTGATTTTATGCTTCTCGTAAGAGGCATCAATACCAGCATTTTTGAGTTGTTCCGCTAATCTATCTTCCAGTCCGCTACGATATGGTGTCTGAGCGAACGCATAACCACCTGTTCTACTGAAAAATTTACGTGTGGCTATTAAAAGTCAGCTCCATTTTCAGTATCTTCATCACCAGTGAAAGGCGACTCAACGGTTTCCGCATCAGCCACAACATATCCGTCTTCTTCAATACCGAAGCCGAAAGCACCTGCATCTTGCTGACCATACTCCTTAAGTTCAATAACCTGTACTGCTTCAAGATAAAGCGTAACCCCTTTCATGGTCTTATTTTTCCAATAGGGGTTAACAGAATAAGCGACACGTACAATAGAGCCGGAACCTACTTCCACGTTATCCGGCAACGGTTTACCTTTACTGTCATAAATCGGAACCGTTTTCTTAAAGGTTTCCCCTTGTTTATTAGTAAAAGTAGATTTAGTTTTGAATTTGAAATATTCATCACCATCTTTTGTTTCGCCTAAGCCAATATTAGGATTAGCAAAGGATTTGCCTTTGTATTCCGGCATAGATTTTGCTTTCTCTACTTCCCCCATGAGGAACGCTTTGAATTTTTCGGTTTCCTCTGCTTCAAGCATCAATTTGATTGTCAAACCTATTTCTTGTCCTTCGTAGGTTTCAGGTTTCCGCAAGTGCGGGTACATTGCTACACCTTTAGCAGTTGTATAAATTTGTCTTTTTGCCAATATTAGATACTCTCCATTTCTTTTAAAATTTGTTTGATTTCATCCAGTGCATCTTTTTTCATTTGAATTGCCTGTTCGTAAGCTTCATAGGCAGACAGCAGGCGTAAACGTGGATCACTTTTCGCGCATACTTCCTCAATGTTGTCTTTTTCTACAGTAGGTAAACTGCAAGTTTCCTCAGTATTAGAAATAATTTCCAGGTCCGCCGGAAACATCCACCACCCATTGTCTTTTTCTAGACTACCGAAACAAGTGTGTCCATTGAAGCCCTCAAAAGCAACTGCTATTGTGCCATCAGCATCTAAACCCTTCACTTCACCTATTAAACCTTTAGGGCCACTAGCAATAGCCTTTACTTTCATACCTACTTTAAAATCATGTACTGTTAACATTTTTATCATCCTCTTTCTTTATTATTTCCCGGTAGAACCAATACCGCCGGAACCACGTTTAGTGTCCTTTAGTTCCTTAACGACCTTAAAAACTACATCTTCGTTCTTTTTGATAAGCATTTGTGCGATACGGTCGCCATGAAACAAACGGCATGGGTAGTCTGCTGTGTTATCAACGATTAAACATAATTCGCCTGTATAATCACTATCAATGATACCAACACCATTACCAAGTCTAAGACGGCTATGTGCACCAACTGAAGACCTTAAGTAAATCTCTGCATGGTAGCCTTTAGGAATACCAAGAGCGTAACCAAGCGGTACAATAGTGCTCTGCCCATGTGGTAAATAATGTTCCCCACAGACAGCAAGGTCATAGCAAGCCGCTTCTTCGGTCTTACTTTCAGGCAAAACTGCATCAGGCTTTAGAACCTTGATGTCGATTGTAAGTGCCTTAGTTTTCTTTGAAGCTGGAGTTGCTGTAATTTCTCTCACCTCCTTTCAGTTAAACAAAAAGTGAGGTCAGAGTTTGTCGACTCTTTCCCCACTATCTGTGACGCTTAGATAAATTCAATTTGAAAATCTTTAGTATCTTTTGGTAGATATACTTTTGCAGGTTTACCACATTTTTGAGCAAGTCTAGCAAGCGCAATTTGAGAACCTGTAATGTAGTCGAAGGTGTCATCAGGGCTACAAGATGCAGATGCTTCTATTGTTTTATCGCCTTTAACGAGGGTAAAAATGATTTTATTACCTTCACGATGCCCGTCTAATTTTTCTTCGTTTAGTGTATTTAATCTTTTTAATTCTTCTAGTGCTTCTTTGCATTGTCTTTTTGAATAGTCATAAAGTGCGTCAAAAAGTGCTTCGTCGCACTCCTTTAGTAATTTTTGCAAGTAATCTGATGCTGAGTCTTTTTCATTAAGAATGGTTAATTCTTCACAGCTCCAAAGACGTTTGTTGTCCCATGAAAAGTGCCCTCCACGAGAAAATATATTTTGCGTCGATGACTTTTTATCCCATTTAATCACAAAGAGCTTAGTAGAGACAGTAGCTACAGTACCATTCCCACACTCTTTATGGTGAACTCTAAGCCCCTCTTCGATTTCCTCAGGGTCGATACCTTTGAGGGGTTCTAAACGACTGTAATGTAGCCACCAGCGACCATCCAAATATTTATTTTTAGATAGATCTTGTACGCGATAAAACTCTCCATCTTTCTTTCTAATGACTACTACAGCACCACGCTTAATATATGATGCTACATCTTCTTTAACACGATATTTTTGACCGACGTAAATATCAATTTCTCTCATAATTATTTACCTACCTCTCTCGGGTTAATAGTTTTACCTTCAAGACTCTCAACGAGCCATTTTGCGTAGTCTTGTATTTTCTTAGCTTCCTTAAGCTCTCCTTCGCCATCCTTACGTCCTATACGACACGTATATTTGATGATATTACCACGCAGGTAACCACGAAATGCTTCGGGTGTCATATTGGCTTGCATGGTTTCTATTGGTTGATGTAAGGTGTCGTAGTGTGCGTTGCTAACTTGTGCGTAAGCATTAAGACTGCATAAGTTAATAAACCTCCAATCATCCTGAGGATACCTTCTTTCTCTTTTTTCTTTATTAGGGTAGTAGAAAGAAGGACAGGATGATCCATCATCACATTTGAGTTCAACTATTTCACCTTTTTTGAGCCAACCAGACCCATTATCATCGTCCATATCATCACGGACGACAAACAGCCGACCTCCTTGCTCAATATACCTTTCAAAATCTTGTCTGTTCATAATTACTTAATTCCTCCTTAGGTTTTCTTTTAGGAGACTTTAAGGAACCATATAGGTTATGACTAATAGTAGTTATATTTATAAGACAATCTATAAATAATACCCTTAGTAAAACTATCAGGTAATCTTTAAGTTACCTTATGGTTCCTTTCTCCAATATCTGTGACACTTTCTACCACAGGACATTTGTCACGAGAAGATGTACTTGCTATCTAAAACTATATTGATGTCTAAATCACCTTTTTGGGGTGGTTTAGGTAATTTCTGAGTAGTCAAGAGACTCATATCATTTCTGAAATTTTCCAAGACATCATTTTCGGTATACATCGTGATAAAAGATTGTCTTACAATCTCATACATTTTCTGTGCTTGTGCTAAAGGTGCGCCATAGCTATCATGTATCATTGCGAAATGTTTGATATTTTGGTCTACACAACTACAAACTGTCAACTGAAGATGTGCGGCGTCCATACTATGAATGAAATTAGGTGCTATACCTGATGCTTGTTTACGTTTGTCAATGTCCCCTGTTGCGGTGTTATCATATAAACGCAGTCGCTTTCCAGCACACCGTACCATAACGGTCGTAGACTTGACTTCCATGTACGATTGCTGAACGAGTAAGCCCATTGGTGTAATCCACGACACAACCTGTTTGTCTTTGGTAACAGCTTTTGCACAATCTTGTAACCATTTCATACCCTCTACAGCTTTAACTACGGTCGTACCTACAGCATCCCATACTAATTTAGCTAAGTACCGAGCCGCTTGGTTCTTACTGTCTGCAAAAATAGAAGCTTCAGCTTTAGCATCAATATCAGGTTGAATAGTATCTACCAAAATTTGATCTCGAAATCCATATTCCTTAGAACCATATGCAAGAGTCATAACAGAGCGTTTTGTTACCTTTCGGGTAACCCCAAAGGCTAACCATTGTTGAGCCAAAGTCCTTGTACCGTATTTAAGGTAACTATTACCCTCCTTGTCTTCCGCATCTTCGTCTGTAGTGCCAGTTCGGGCATCTTCTTTTAGCACCTCATTGACTTTTGCGGCGACAATAGCATAAATATCATTAGGTTTATTTGAAGGTACGAGGTTTACCGCCTGTCCACCAATAGGGTCTCTAAGTATTGCACTGAAGTGCTGAAGCCCTGAGCACGTACCATCAAAAGCTACATTGATACCTGTAGTAAACCCTATGATGCTACCGTGTTCCTTGATATATTCCTTAGCTTTTTTATATTCAAAACACCAAGCAAGGAATTGACAGGGGGAGTCTTGTTCTGCCCACCATAAGTTCCCTAACGGTTCCTTCGCAGACATTAAAATCAAATGCTCATTATCCAGTACCCACTGCTTGCGGTCATCATAGCTGACTTTATCTACACCAGCTAAATTAGCTCCTTCAATAAGTAACCAGTCCCAGCAATTCTCGTCTTCACAAGCTGGTGCGTCTGCAAATAAGATCAGTGATTTATTGATGTCATCACCTTGGAAATTAAAACTAGGTATCGGATAAACACGTCCCCTAAAATCCATATTGCAGGGAAAATATATTCTTTCATAATCTTTAAATTCTTCAGCAGTTCTGATATTGGTTAAAGCTCTAAGACAAATACTTTTACGCCTTGTCTCACTTCTGTACCAGCCTGCAAGTTTCTTTTTGTGTGCCTTAAGTTGTTCATCCGTGTAGTTGGGTGGTAAAACACTAGGCGGTACGCTTTCTTTGAGGTTCGGTATACCTGCGATACCGCCACCACGTTTGACTAATTCTTGTAGTACCTCCAAGACTTCTTTATTTATTACCCAAGGAGTAGCTTGAATTGCATTGATAGCCTTGCGTACTCCTTCAAGCTCCAACTGATTTAGCGTAGACATATAAGACTTAGTAAAAACGTCCTGCTGACGGTGCACTCTTAGAAGCTTAGAGGTACTTTGTAACTCTCCATAGTACCCGCCGTCCATATAGTTCTCCCATTGCCTTGGCGGTAAGATCGTCGGGCATAAGCG